TAGCTAATGCTGTAGCTGCTGCTTGCAATACTCTTAATATATACTAAGTATTGATTATAACTTTATGTAGCCGAAGGAGACCTGTAAAGCATAAAAGTTAAAACATCAGTGTTTAACAGGGGTACAGAGCGGTAGCAGATTTACCTATCATTTCATCTCGATTATTGTTATACTACTAACTGTGAACATTAATGACCAAACAGACACCTTCCAGTACGAACTAGCAAAGCTCATATACCGCTTTAAACGAGAGTACGATCTTAACGACTACACAATAGCAGGGTGTCTAGACTTTGCTAAACTGTCAGTGTTAACTGAAACAGATGATGTTATCTTTGCACCAGATGAGGAACTACTAGATGAAGAAGACGACACCTTTGAGCCACAGTTCTGACGAAGCTAACGCTTCTCTCGCACCCGCTTCGACGGCTGCTCTTAACCTTCCTATCATCCGGATCCTATCTGAAGAGAAGGAGATGCACGTGAAGCTTGGTCTGGAGATGGAAGACAAAACACACAATATGCTTGTTAAATGGGGCAAAGAGGTAGCTTCCGATGAAGACTACATAGGCATAGCTATAAGAGCTGGACTTGAGGAGTATGTAGATGCTTGTTATCTCAAGCAAAAATAAGTGCTTCAAAAAGATTCGGTAAAAAAATCTGAGAGGTCGACGCTATATACGCGCGCGTTAATTACCCCCGCATACCCGTAAGTATTTTATAGGGCAGGGGAGCTTTTGTTATAAACTTACAAAGATTTTTATATTAGACATAATTGATATTATGCGAACTGCTTTGATTATCAACGATTTACGCAACGGATTTCAAGGGTAGCATCAAAGCTCTTAACTATTTTCGCAAATCAACAGAGATTGCCAGCGTTTTGCGTCATTGATCCAGAGCTTTTGTTAGTCGCCTAGATGCAAGTTAGTTGCGTTTGGTCTTATGTTTGTTTTTCTTCTTCCAAGTTCTATTTTCATTTATTTTTGAAAGGATTGAAACGATTGAAATATTGAGAATCAGTCTCAACAAGCAATTGTAGCTCAACTTATCTTATCATTAGTCTTTGTTATAACATCGATCAGTAATGCTTATACGATTCAAATTCGTAAAAATAAATTCGCTATTCCTTGGAAATACTTTAATCGGTGAGCTTATGAATAACGAAAAAGTAATTAAACTATCTTCTAATACAATCGATATAACGCCAACTTGGAGAGCATCTGTTGAAATTATGCTTGCCGTGTTATCAAATCCCAAAGCTTCCAAAGATTCCAAGCAAGTATGCCATGAGGAACTTTTAAAGCTTGCCGATATTGTAGATCGTATTAAATCAAACAATCAATAACAAATCAAAATATACTATATCTTATGAGAATAACACTTGCACAAATACGCTTACTAATTGACGAGCTAAACAAACAACTGGAAAGACCGCTAAAGCCTTACATCAAAGAAAATGACAAGCTTACCGCACAAATAGGAAACTTCCATTTATACCAAGCTTATGGAGCTTTTGGATTGCATGAAATGGCAAATGAAAGCGGTGGGGTTCGTGAAACTATCAGCTTAGGTACTAAAAAAGAATTATATACCGCCTTGCACAAACTTATCCAAGGCGTAGAACTTGCAACCGCTTAAGACTATGAAGCAAAAACTCTTAGATCTTCTCATCATCAATCTTATCTTTGGCTCCTTTTGGCTATTCGCTTTGATCTACTTTACTTCCTAATCCTTAATTACCTATCTAAACAAAATGAATACTAAACAAATACACACATCACAATCTCTTAAAGCTCAGGATGGCGAGTTTGAAAACTTTCACTATCAATTAGACGATGGCGAGCGATACCTTTTAACCGATGGCGAGGCAGACTGGCTTTTTAACTGGGTAAAGGGTAAGTATGTTATCGCAGATCACTTGATTGAAAACATTAAGGAAACTGACAAAGGCTATGTTTACACAATGGATACGATTGGTTTAGGCGAGGCGTTAACCGATGATCAGTGTTTTCCTAAGGCTGTCATGTTATCGGATGATTCTGCCTTGCAAGCGATCATGTTTTATTCTGCTTGTGAGCCTATTGAATGTTAAACCTTACCTGACCTTAAAAAAAATGAATAAAATCGATCAAACTACCTACTCACATTTAACTAAGCCACAACTGACTCAACTTCGTAAAGCTTGCAAAATTGCTCACTTAGATTTCAAGGCTATGGCTTGTCGTCCTAAGGATGGCTTGCAACTGATAAAGGATGTAGAGAATAGAACTGGAGTAAAGCTGTAATGAAAATAGACCAACCTACCGAAAACTCTTTATATGTCACAATCGGAAAGTATATTTATTACTTTGATGATTCCATTGATGGTGAGGTTATCGTTAAGCGATGGCGTATTGATGATGAAGATGGCGAAGTAACGGAGGATATTCAAGGGTGAGCGTTTCCTTTATCTATCAAAACCTAACCTTCTACTATCGTATCGATTCTCACAGCTCTGCCTTGGTGTTTATTGCTTGGGGTTGTCGTGAGCTACCGATAAGTGGAGAAGCACATTCTAAAGAGCATATGATGGAAGATATTAAAGCCAAGTTAAAGCAATACTATCGTAACCGATCTTTACCTGCTTGTGATACTTGTGGATTGACTTCTCCTAAAATGGAGTCACAAGATACCTGTCCAGATTGTTTAATCGATGAATAATAACCTAACCGATCCTTCCAAACTTGAAACGCTAGACGATATATCTATCCAAACTTTGATCGATCATTACTTACGTGTCCGTGAAAAACTACCTACTAGTTTACGAGTCCGTGATAGATTGTTAGAGCTACAACAAGAATTACTAAACAGGACGCTGAAAGCGGACGCTGAGAGCGAAGCGAACAATAGAACCAATACTACTAATGAATAATACTACTACTATGAACAAAGAAGAAGAACAAACACTAGACTTACTTATCCGTAAACTTATTAAAGATAACTTTAAAGACGCAACCGAAGAGCAATTGAGATGGTTGGTTGATGACTTTCACACTGACTTTATAGACTTCCACTGCAACGAGAAGTTAATCGCTTGGAATAAAGAGTGATAACATTTCAAATGACAACCTTAACCTTTTTCTGCCTGTGCTTCTGTGTGCTGGTAGCTATAGCAGTATTATACCATGACTAAAGAACTATTACTACAACCCGCTGACATGATTGAGGAGTTGATGTTCCATATTATGTGGAATGAGTTTGACGGGGAGCTGAACCCTGATCATAAATACTTTACCTTATATGTTGAGCTTCAGAAGTTGCTTGACGAAGAAAACAAAAACCTAACCGAATAAAACAAAATGAATACTACCATAACAAAGGAAATAATAAACAAAGCTAAGGAGTTGGCTAAGAGCCACATTAAACTAGTAACCGAAATAGGTTTTGATGATAAGTGGGAAAGCGACCCTTATGATCATTGGGATAATGTTGATGGTTTCGATGTAAACTTTGTTGGTGTACCTGTCCTTGACGATGATGGTGATGATACTGACGAGTATACATGGCGTTGTTCTATTTACACTGGTCAATACGATTCGAAAGGTTACTGGTCTACGAACTATTCAGATGGTTTTCCTTTTTATGTAGTAGTAGGCGAACAGGTAAAGTTCCTAGCTCTAACTATTGACAGGTTATCAGGTAAGACTCATTGGACTCCTACTAAAAACAACCTTGATGATTTGATAGCTCACTTTGAAAGGTATCCGTCCAATGGAAAAGAGGTGTTAGTTTACTGGTTGGATAACGGAGCACCACACACTGACGAGGCACAACTACAACGCACTTGCATCGAACTATGAATGAAATAACTGACTATAAAAATGACGGAGAAGAACCTGATGTGTTGTACGCAATGTTTGAAGAGGATGAAAGACGCTTAAAGTTTTTTTACCCTAGTGTTTACTTAATAGAACTGGCAATGAATATGAAGGCTAAAGACTTAATTAAAGGAGTAGTAAAACATAATCGTTTAAATGAGCCTAGTAGTACTCAAAGATTAGTTAAGATTAAGATAGAATCTGTGGAGTACATGGAATGAACGGAGTAAACTACGACAACTGGCTTAACCGAGGAAACCCATACGATGATTTATACGATGAAGAAAAAGAAAGAGAGTGGCTACTTAAAGAGATTGAAGAATTTGAAGGTGATGAAGAAGCTATTGAGCACTGGCTCAGGTGGGAAGGATACGAAGACCCAAGAAAGGGATAGAGGCATCTTTTGGGAGGCGGAGGCAGACATTCTTAGACAGGAGTTAATCAACCGAGATGTACCCTGAGAATCATATCGTTCAAGGCATAGCTAGACACGATCTAGACTACAGCTCCATCGACCACAAAGCTATTAACGATGGCTTTCAGCAGTTTTGGATGATGACTGAGATTTACGGGTTCGAACGGAATAAAGATGGTACATATAAAAGAACAGAGGACGGACGCTTGATTGCTATTCGATCTAACCGACCACGAATGAAACCAAAAGGAAACTTTGATTGGTTTGAGAATCTATGAGTGAAGACGAACAGAAGCGTGGTCATGTGTGGCGGATGAGGGAGTGGGGCCGAGCACAATATCGTAACCGACAAGCAAAGCTACGGGCAGAAGGTGAGTCATCTAAGACGGACGCTTCAAAAAGAATGCTAAGAGTCATGGCTCCGAAGCTAGGTAAAAAGGTAGAGGATTTTATGTACACATTCGGAGGTAGTACCGAGCACACAACACCGCTGTTCCTTACCTTCATTTTAGATATGTGTCCGTACCAGGTAGCAGCGTCAGCGTTACAAACATTCTTAGATAACCTTCAGTATAACTTACCTGTTGGTCGGATGGCGTACAAGATAGGCAAAGCATTTGAGAACCAAGCGAGGTGGGACAAAGCACTAGAAACTATGCACCCGAACAAGCTTGATTTGTTAGCACTGGATGATCGGTCAAAAGCGATGAAGCTGAAGCAGTTCTACGACTACGAAGAGGAACGGTTCACGCTGTGGGATAGTAAGTGTAAGACTGCTCTTGGTGCTTGGTTGTTGGAGGAGATACGACTGGAGACTGGGTTGTGGGAGATCGGATTTAATACAGGTGGTCAGAAGAGTTACAAACCGGAACGCATAGTATTACCTACCGCACAATTTAAAGATTGGATCAGGCGGTTTGATGCGTGGAAGGAGACGACTAGAGTCTTTAAGATGGCATTACCTGACCGTCCGGTAGATTGGTACGGATTAGTAGGTGGTGGGTACAGTGTAAAGCATATGCCTCCACAGAAGTTCATCACAGGTAAACCCGTTCAGTGGTTCCAAGATTACGAGAAGAGTTATGAGCACGCGATGAGTGCTTGTAGCAAATTGCAACAGGTAGAGTGGCAGATCAATACAGATATGTTAGACATTGTGCTTAGGTGTTGGGAACTTGAGCGTGTTGTTGGAAACATACCTAACTTTGGCACGATACCTGAGCAACCGAGATACACTGGTGATTGTCCGCATGAGTTACGAGCTTGGAAGTTAAAACAAAAAGATATTAAACAAGCTAACGATGCTAACAACAGCAAGCGGTATCAGACTTGTCGTATCCTACACCTAGCTAAGATATATAAGACTTGGGATAGGTTGTACTTTCCTTATCGATGTGATTACAGGGGTAGAGTGTACGCTATTCCGTACTACTTACATCCACAAGGGTCTGATCTAGCTAAGAGTTTGTTAGACTTTAAGAACGGTCAGCAAGTAGTGGATGAAGAGGACTTGGAAGCTGTACTTGTACACGGTGCGAACATGTGGGGAGTAAAGGGTACACGAGGGGAGAGGCTTGAGTGGGTAGGTAAACGACAAAAGTTTATATTGGAAGCAGCGAATGATCCACACGGTACTGATTGGTGGACGGAAGCTAGTGATCCGTTCTGTTTCCTGAGATTCTGTTTAGAGTTCAAGAAGTACACAGAAGAAGGGTACGGATATGTATCTTACTTACCTGTCCGTCAAGACTGTTCCAATAATGGTATGCAGATACTATCGTTGTTGTTACGGGACAAAGAGATTGGTAGGATGTGCAACCTGGTAGAAGAGGACCAAGCTAATGATATGTACACAGAGTTCAGTGATATGGTGTACAAGGAGCTAGAGAAAGACGGAGGACCATTGGCACAGAGCTGGATGCAGTATGGATTCTCTCGTAAGTTAGCTAAGTTAGCAGTGATGAA